GTCCGCCTTTCATTGGTTCGCCTCCTGTGCTTTCGGGTATGGTAAAACAGGGTATTTTAGTTTAGCCAATAGCTCGCGCTTTCTCCGCTTGTTGCAGTTAAAATAAACGTATCTATGCTTTCGTGGCCTCTCGACAAAATACACATTTTCTTCTCCATATTTTTGTTTTACCTCATCCATTGTTAATCCATTAGCGTATGTTGCATGGTGTTGATGCTCCAGGCCTTTAACTTTTGGGTCTATAAATTTTTGAGATAAACCACAATAAATAAAATTACTGGCCTGATATACAACACCCTTGTGACCTTGCGCATCCTCTGCAAATGATACGATGATTTCTTTATCCAATAATTTTAAAGTATTAGCTATAAAATAACTTTCCGAGTTTTTAGGTGTTCCATCTTTAATCCATAGCCTTGTTAGTTCGTAAACGTTAGAGGCCTCTTCGTTTCCGCAGATGCCACGCAACAATGTACTACTTGAAGAAACGCCATAAACAATAACGCCTACTATTCTTTTGCATTTATTGCAAACCAATGCAAAAGCCTTGCTGCATGGCGCAGTTCTGTGCAAATAATGCTCTCTAACAATTACCTGCATAGCTATGTTGTAACTCAGGAATTGTATCGAAAACAAATTTTTTATAGCAAGTTTTTCGTGTGAGCAAGAACAAATACCACTCGTTGCGGGCTTGTCTTGCTTTTCAGAAAACAAATCCTTTTGCGTGTAATTTTCTTTTTTCATCTCAGCAAATCTATCCCCTCTAAAGCCTTCACATCATCCACACAAAGCACCACAAAACCGCTGCGGTGCAATTTCTTCGCCATCTCCACTTGCAAGGGTGCCATTGCCCCGCCGGGCCGCTTCACTTCGATAAAAACCGCCTGCCCATTACGCAGGGCTAACAGATCGGGCCACCCGCGCTGTGAGTTCAGGCCCATTTTAGTGACGATCCACCCGCGAGCGGTCAGCCATTTGACGCAGTCCGTCTGGACGTGCTTTTCGAGAATTTTCTTTTCCATAGCTCAAAACATTTCAGTCTGAACGAGCTTATTAAACCGCTTTCCTGCCAGTTCGCAGTTAGCTATAGCCTGTTTGAAATAGCTTTCTTTTAGTTCAATGCCTATAGCTTTTCGCCCCTGCGATACCGGCGAATATACCTCGCTACCTACACCCATGAACGGGGTTAGTACCACTTCGCCGGGGTTGCTGTAAAGCTCAACGATACGATCTATTACATCCAGTTGCAGGGGGTGTACGTGCTTTTCGTCGTCTTCCTCTTTTGCATCCCTAAACGGCAAAACGTTATCAATCCGGATATCATCCCACACACTTGAAGCATACCGCTGCCAAATCAGGTGCGACATTTTGTTTTCGCGCGGGTCGCCGTCAAACCCCATCCACTTTTTGCGAAAATCGGCATAGTTGCCATAGGTCTCGATGTGTGCCGGCAAAAAAGGAGTTTCGCCGAAATACTCTTGCAAACCGCATGGATGCGTAACAGGTACTTTGTTTTCGCCACGCTTGGTAAAAATCAAAACGTAATCCGGCATGGCCGTAAAACACCGCGTCGAATCCTCTACAATAAACTTGTGCATGAGGCTTTGCACCATTGTCCGCATCCGCACCTTTAGCGGCTCCTTCCAAATTGTTATACGATTGCGGTAATGGAACCCGTATTTCTCGTGAATGCGGATAATCTCATGCGGAAAATCCCATAGGTAACACTGGTTATCGTGGATGTCCGTGCAATGTACGGCGGTAATTCGGCCCGGTTTTGTTACCCTGGCTTTTTCTTTTACGAGAAATTCGTACTGCTGCAAAAATTGCTCTTTGCTTTCGCAGTTACTGAAATCGTTTTCGGAGCTGCTGTAATTGTACAGGCCCGCGAAAGGAGGCGAATAAACCGATAGGTCGATGCTTTCGTCGGCCAGTGTTGGCAGGACGTACATACAGTCGCTATTGTAGATAGCGTAGTCGTTGGTAATCACTTGGTCTTTGATCATGGCTGTGTGTTTAGGAAGTTTGGTAAGATTATTTGTTTGTCAAATTGTTTTTTGAAGATTTTGAAATCTGAATTCACCTCGGCTGTTAGCTTGTCAAACATTTCAATAGCCCGGGCCTTTTTCGCTTGCAGGGTTTTCATTATTTCGGTCTGGCCGTCGGACATAACCAAATCCACGGTAACGGGCCGCGTTTGACCGAATCTCCAGAAACGCCGGATAGACTGGTAATATTGCTCATAGCTGTATGTCGGGAAATAGGTGCAATGATTGCAGTGCTGCCAATTTAAGCCAAAGGCGGTAATACTTGCCTTAGTTATTAGCTTTTTGATATTGCCGTCCGAAAAGTTAAGCAGTATGTCCTCCTTTTCGTCGATGGTCATCGCGCCGTAAATCTCGACCGCCATCGGGTTAAGGTCGCCGATAATTTTTGCCTCGTCGTTCAGGTTCACCCAGTGGACGGTCGTTTCGTGCATGGCCGCCAGTTCCACGGCTTTCTCGCACCGCTCTTGCAGGGTGTTGCGCACTTCGCTTTTGATCTCCCTAAACGATATGGCCGGCATATTGAAGGCCTGTATCTGCTGCCCGATAATGAAAGGCTTTGTGTTTTGCACTATGCTTACCTGTTCGATAAGCTCCGGCAAAATGTGGTATTCGTCGCTGTACCCAATATCCGACGGCTTGCGCATGGATATGCTCCAGCTTGACACCCATCGCCAAAAATCGCGCTCGGCATGGGGTTTGAGGTAGTATTCTTCGCCTTGCCTTGCTTTGCTTACCTGACTGAGTTTTGCGACGTTGTTCTGGTTATTCTTAAAAAACTTGCCTATCATGTCCATATAGCCCATATAACCCAGTGCCTCACTGCTGGTTCCTAATTCGATATGGTTATTTGGTGATGGTGTTGCGGAAAAGAGAAACCGGTATTTTGTCTTTTTCAGAAATGCGGTGATTGTGTTTTTTGTCGCGCCTTCAAAATTCTTTAAGATGCTACTTTCATCCAGCAGCACGCAATCAAAGTCCGCTGTATTGAATTTGTCCAGGCGCTCGTAATTACAGACCACGATGCGCGTATCGTGTTTGCCGTCCTTTGAATAACTAATATCCTCGATGCCGAATTTTTGCGCCTCTTTGATGAACTGGAACGCCACGGCCAAAGGGGTAATAATTAGCACCGGCTTTCCGGTGTATTGGTGATAATTGACCGCGATAGTCAGTTGAATAATTGTCTTACCCAGACCAGTATCGAGAAACACCGCGCACCGGCCTTTGCGTATCGCAAATTCGCAGACGTGTCGCTGGTACTCAAATAGTTTGTCAGGGTAATAGTTCGGCTCGATGCCGTAATCTTCGCCGCGATGGCGTTTGCTTTCGATAAATTCTTCGTAGGTCATGTGTGGTAGTTTTTTTCTGTGTGTGTTTGGTTTTCTCAATATTATACGCTAAACAAATCCCTCCTGTAATGCTGCAACGTGTAATCTTTCTTGTCATGAACAGCCGCCAAAATCTTGCTTTCAATCCCCCCGTCATATTGCAGCCATATCACCAGCGCTGGTGTAGCCCTGTTCAAAGACTGGAGCCGCGCCCGCGCCTGCCAGTAGGATACCGCCGCAAAGTCGATGTTGTACATGATCAGCGCATCCGCCGACGATAGGTTCACCCCTTCGCGCCCAGCTGCTATCTGAAGCAAGATATGCGCCGGGCCGGTCGCCGCTGCGAACTGCTCAGGGCTTGAGCATCCGCCACCTAACACCTCAGCCAGCGCATTGCATTCAGCTTGGTACTTGTAAAACACCGCGATCTTACGCCCGGACCACTCCCGCTTAATCCATTCGGCCTTGGACCGGTCCGCCACTATCCGCTCGCCGCGCTCGGTTATCACCGTCCCGCCGCATAGCTGGTGGATTTTCTGCATCTCTTTAACCGCGGTATCTGCCACCACCATGTCGCCGCTCCGCGTATGGAATAGTTTATCCCGGCGCAGCAGCCGGATAGCGGTCGCAATGTGCGACGGCATGGGTACCGTCTCCACCCGCTCTGTAACCTCGCACTTGAACCCGGCTTCCTCTTGGGTGTAGGAAATCATGTAGCGCTTTGCATCGTCAAGCACCGCCGTGTCTTTGCATCGGTTGTACTGCTTAACCATCCGGCCGTTGATATAACGTTCCCACGGCTCGCCGTACACCTTGTGCCACTCGTAGAAATTGCGGTATTGCTCCCACGGCCCGCGCCCGGTGGCACGGAACTGGTGGAATAGCTGCGAGGTGCTTTCAGGGGTCGGTGTTCCGGATAACAGCAGGTGCGCCCTGGCTTGTATCGCGTTCACCTGCTCCGTCCGCTGGTTCGGTCGCGGATATTGGCCCATCGTGTGCGCTTCGTCGAGAATTACCACGCAATAGCCGCCCTCCGGCGCTTGTACCTTATGCAAGCTTTCCCAATTGATGAACTCAATCGAGTAACCCGCGCCCGCGCCCTGCATCACCTGGTAGTCCATCCGTATCGAGCCAGGCTCTTGCTCAGTTCCAAGCGCCTTCAACTTCGACACGAATAGCACCCGCTTTGCGCCGTACAACGAACACGCCTGCATGGCCGTGAACGTCTTACCCGTCCTAACCTGCATCGACAGGTAACAGACACCACGGGAGCGCAGCATCTCTGCCGCACGCCCCGCGATGTCGTTTTGGTAGTCCCTTAGCTGCATTGGTCGTTAAGGGCTTGTTTTACCGTCTCGGTCAGCGCGTCGATGTCAATTTCGCGCCCGCCTTTTTCGCTCAATACTTGCACCTTTATTTCATTCTTCGGGTTTGGGAGTAGCACTATATGATAGCCGTCAAGTTCTTCGTATAACAGCTCTTGCATTTTTGCTACCATTTCCATACTGGTACCGCGTGGCAGCAATAGTAAAAATATCGGTTTTGCCATATCCTCAATACTTATCCGCCCTCTGATACTCCGCCTTGCGCTCGTTGTAGCACTCGATCCAGTCGGCCCGGTCGCTGTACCACATCTCCATCGCTTCGCCTTCGATTTCTTCGCGGTAGTTGCTCAGGAACGAATCAAGGGCAACACCGTAAGCATGGGTAATGCTCATTACCTCGCCGCCCTGTATGGTGACGGTGAACATAACGTCGGTCTCGATGTCGTCGCCGGGCAGCAGCACCGGCCACTCTACGCCGTAATTTTGCCGCATCCGGTCGAACTGCTGCTCAGGGGTCAGTTTAGGCAGGGTCATTGCCTTCCGCCTCCCATCGGCTTTTGAACGGTTCGGGGATTTCGCCGGTGAATGGGGCGATGTATTGATAAGCGTAATTGTTGCTCAAAGTGTATGGAAAGATTCCATCGCTTTTGCTGACAAACTTTGCAACGATAAAACCTTCACCGTTTCGATTATCCCACGCACACACAACCTCCCCCACCTTCGGCTCCCACTTCGGCAGCCAGTCCGTGCCGATGTCGATACCCTGCGCTTTCAGCTTTTCAATCGCTTGCAGCGCGGCGGCGGTGAACTCTTCGCGGGTAGCTGGCTTCCACCCTTCTGCATTAAATGCAGGGTGAAAACCGATTCCTTGCCTATCGGTAGAAATACAACCATCGTTTTTTTGACAAACGATTGCGTCAACGAACTTAAAAAACTTATCCATTGCCGCCCTCCTTCCTATGCGCAAGCTGGTAGGTCGTCTGCTTTGGCTCTTTTGCCGTCGTCGTGGCATCCCAAACTTTCCGGTATGCCATGAATAGCTCGAGGTGCGTTGTCAGCTCAGGCCCGACAGGCAACACAACGAGCTGCCAGCCCTTGCCCTGGATTGCGCCCTTGCGCCCTTCGCTGCGTGTTTTCGCGTTCAGCCATAGGATGCACACGGCTTGTATCGCGTGCTTGTCAGCCGACCGCGCCGCCCTTACAAGGTGGTGGTATGCTGCCAGCTGCTGCCAGTAGGTGTCCCATACGCCGTTGCTTGTCTTAATATCGACGATGCAATGACCCACGCCTTCCACATAGCCGACCCGATCCACGGTACCGGCCCACTCATGCCCGACATAGCGCGTTTCGATTTCAGACCATTGCACCAGCCGACCACGACTAAACTCAACAAACCGCTCAAACATGGCCCACTCTTCCAGGGTGCAGGCTGGTGAGCCGTCCGGGTTGAATAGCGTCACCTCTTCGCCCCGGTCATAGCGCTCCGTCATGGTATGCACGGACGTACCGCGTCGGCCGGCCGCTGCAATCACCTCATCCGTCTTGCTGCCTTGCTCTTTCATCCACTGCAAAAGCGCGTAAGGCTTCGGTGCCGCCTCAAGCACGGTGGTCACCGATGGCACCCACGCGCCCGTTTCAGGGTGCGGGTAAAACCGCCCGTCCGTGAAGGTCAGCTGCCCTGCTTCGATTTTTGCGTGCTTCATCAAAACGGCGCCTCCTCGCTGCTGTTGTTTGTGGATGCCGGCGCACTCGGTTGCGCATTCACCCCGCCGCAATACTTCACGATCAGCGCGTCAATCGCTTCGTCGAGGTCGGTGCTGTCCCATACCATTTGACCCTTAATGCGCACCTGCTGCATCTGTGGCAGCTGTTCCGCGCTGTCTTTGGTGTAAGCCGGCTGCACCTTCGCCCCGCCCTGGGTAATGGTCAGTCCTGAGCGGCGCTTGCCGGTCTGCTGGTCTGTGAAGTCATACGGCGCAATAACTACCTCGCGGCTCATGTCGATGTTAGGCAGTTTCTTTCCGAGGTCGGTCACATACCGCGACCCGTGCCGCATGGTTACGATTGACGCTTCGCCGTCGGCATCTTCCAGCCTGATCTGCCAGTCTTTGCCATACTCGCCCTCTTTCAGGTTGGCCGATACGATGCGCCCGGACACGTCTTTGTAGAATTCCTCATGCACCTGTTTCCCGGTCTTCGTAGTGCGTTCTTTTGAAAAAGCGGTCGGTTCTTTGACGCGCTTAATCAGCTTGCCGTCTGCCACGGTGTAATAGTTACCGCCGCCGCCTGTGTGTGGTGTTGCTCCCATTTCTGAAAATTGTTTAGGTTAGATATTTGGTTTTTTGAAAATTGGTTTTTGTCAAATATAGCCGGCGGTCTGGTGATGTTTCAGCCATTCATAATAAGCCTCGCCGTCTATGGCTCCCATCCTGTCGATAAACGCAGGCTGCACTATGTTGATTACCCTCGCAATCTCAGGCTCGTATGGCCGGCCATAGCCGTTTAGCTGGATGCAGGTCTCGATGAAATTGCGCCCGTGTATTACGGTGCTATGGTCTTTATGTGCAAACATGGCCCCGACTTTTTTAAGGGTTATGCCGGCAACCCTGGTCAATAGGTACATACACACCGCCCGCGCTTCTACTTGCGGCGCAAACCTACGCCGGCTCATTATCGCCTCGACTGGTATGGCCATCACAT